TGTGCGTGTGGATAGGCCGCATGACTTCGGACGCTAAAGCGTTCCGCGGGTGGCGCGCGTTCACTGATCGCTGGAAAGCAGATCAGGTCGGGGTGGTCAGCCAGTTGCCGACATCAGTTGACGTCCCACAATGGCGTCGTGAGTTTGTTGCCAAGGGGTCCATGGAGTGCCCGGGGATACCGGTGGCACTTCAAGAGCTGATTGAGCAGGACATACTTGCTGGCGACATGACCTGGCCTGAGTTGATCCGTGATCACCACAGGGTCGTTGAGGCTATGTTGAGCAGTCATCTCGTGAACGGGTCGCCGGCTCCACACCCGACGATACGGCGCGAGGAGTTGGAGCCTTTCATCAGGCTCACGAATCTGCTCAAGCGGCCGCCAGAATGGCGTGGCCTGGATCGTGCTTACAGGCTGCCTGTGGAGTTCGATCTGTTGCCATGTGTCGAGTCACGTCGCCAAGACATCGAGGGCACCCGGAATGGCGACTACGCAAGGGTCGCGTTCACGGAAGATGCACGTCTCGTTTTTCTCAAGCCTGGTGCGGCGGAGCAGATTGAGGCGTCACAACGTGACAAGACGGGCCAGTGCAGCGCTCTGTTGTCTGCGCCACCGCAGATCGTCCTGCAAGAGCAGAAGCCGGTCGTGTCCGCGCCACTCGGGTGCCCCCGGGTGCTCGAGGGGCCACTCGGCCCTGGCTTGTACCCGACGCCAGGCGCCATGACGGCGCTCCAAGCATTCGCGGGCAGGAACATGGCGGTCCCTACCGGTACGCCGGTGGACGCAGAAGCGTTGATGAAGAGCGCAGAAGCGCACGTCGATACCCTGGTGTCAAAAATCATACCACTTTTGTCCGAACTGCCACCGGAGCGCACTCCTGAAGAAGGATTCAGGGCGCAGTACCACGGGAAGAAGTCCGCGAAGTTCATCGAAGGCGTGCTCGCCGATTACCGTGCCTACAAGGCAGGTGAGATGGCGCCAAAGGAGCGTCGCAAGTTCGAGCAACGTAAGGGCTTCGTCAAGTTCGAGACGAACGACAAGATGCGGAAGACGGGGGGCAGGGCGACTGCTCTCGGCCGGCCGCGGTGGATTGGCACTGAGAGCGCGCTCCAGTCAGTCGAGTGCTGTCAGGTGTGCGTGTTGTTCCATGTGTTCAATACCGTCGCAAGCGGCTTCCAGATCAAGGCCGACGGCTTAGCAGAAGCCGCGGCCAAGATCGAGAACATCAGCAACACCGATCACACGGTGACGGCGATTGACGTGACCTCGTTCGAGGGCTGTTTCTGCTGGAGGTACCTCCAGCTGGAGCGGTACGCCATGCGCCGCATGCTGATGGCGGCAGACTACAAGCAGACGTTGGCTGCTTGTGAGGCGCGATGGTCCGGTTACGGGCCTACGATGACCGCGGCGCAATTCACGATGCGCCAGAGCACGCGCATCAGCGGTGACTTCGAAACGTCATTCGGCAACGGCTTGATGATGTCTTCCATTGTCGAGCGGTGCATGTCGGTTGCGCGCGCGGCGGCGGCCGCAAGTGACTAGGTGGTCACA